GCATCAATTTTATTGTTTATAGCAACTTGTAATTTTTCTCTTAATTGTAAAATTTCGTTCGCTCTCTGCTCTTCTTGTAGTCTAAGAGTTAAAATATCACTTGCTTTTTTATCTAATTCAGCCGATAACGCTTTTGCCTTTGCTAATGCAATTATATCGTCTGTTAAATTTTTATAAGATTCACCAACTTTTCCAGTTAATATCTGCTCATCGGTTAAATTTTTTAAATATTCAGGATATTGTTTTTTTAATTGATCTACCGCTTCTAATCTTTTCTCTAAAGAAATATTGGTATTTTGAGCCTGAATTTGAAGTAACTTAAGATTAGATAATTCTTTTTGAGCAGAAATCTGACCTTCTAAATTGGCTTTTGTAACACCTTGTAATTTTTCTCTGTATTCATCTAATCTTTGACTTAATGATTTTGTTGCCTCTTCAGATTTAAAAGCCCCTTTTTCATAAAGTGTCCATACAGTTGTTATTGCAGATACGGCTAAAACTAAAAGGTTTCCAGAACTAAAAATTTGAGCAAATCCTAATTTTAATCTTGATACTAATGAATCACCAGCCTTACCTAAACCAGAAAATGATTGAGCCAACTGGGTAATGTTGTTACCAACGCCAATAATTCCAAAAGGAGCGTCTTGAATTACTCTAGCAAAATCAATTCCAATAGCATTATACCTACTAGTTGCTTTTCCTAATTGCTCAAATTTAGGTGCAGTTGATTGTGCCGCATTTCCTAATTGGTCTAGTTGTGATGTAGCGGTTTTGACTCCACTTGCTACCCCAGCGACGTTTGCAACTATATCAACTTCTATTGTTGGATTTGACATTTCTTTCTAGTTTACTTGCAATTTCCAATAATTTCTTCGCTTTAGCAAAGTCTTGAGGTGTTGACTCTAAAGGCTTTGATGTAGTATCCCAAGGTAAAGGCCATATTTTAGATGGACTTAAATTTGTTCCCTTTTTTAAATGTGGCTGCAATGCAATTAATGCGTGAACTCTAAGGCTTTCAATTAGGTCTTTATAATCTATTTCGTGACCTTTTATCAATGCATTAATCTCTTTCATATTTAAAGAAAAAAGCTGCTCATAAGGCATCTTTAAACGCCCAACAAGCAGCATTAAATACTCCCGAGCAGTTGTCTGCTCATCGTTATTTACCTTTTTTTTTCTTCGGTAGGATTTCCAATGCCAAGTTCAATTAAAAGATCATTTAAAATCTCATTAAATAACTTCATCACATCTTGTCCATCAATCCAAGTTTTTAACTCCTCCATTTCTATTGGTTGGAGCGATTTACGAATGCACGCCACTTTATGACATTCAAGCAACAAAACATAGATTAAATCTAGTTTTGGTATTGATTTTCCGCTAAATGCTTCGGCAATTCCTTGTCCTGTAAAGTCCTCAAAATTAGCCAGAGCGCCCAAATTTGGGTAAAAGAAAATCTCACCTTCTTTAAAAGGTGCAGAATGGTATTTAGCCATATATGTTTATTAGGTTGGTATTACGCTAATTACTGGAGCGCCAGCAAAGTCGAAAGTTCCTGTAAAAGATACTTGAGAGTTTCTTTCAGCGGTAATTTCGATTGAGTTTAACTGAGCGTCAACGGTAATGATTTTATCACCTGAATCAGTGCCTCCAAAAACCAATTCAAACACTTTACCGATGTCTTCCATCAAGTCAAATGCTGAAAGGTTAGATGCTCCAGTTGATGCAAAATCTAGGTCTCCAGAGAAAGAAAAAGAACCTGATTTGTCGCCGCCTTCAAGTCTTACTCCATAGTCACCCGTGCAGTCGTTTCTTACAACAACTGATTCGTTTGAAATGGACACAGAAGCGGAAGTTTTACAAACGACTGGAAGAGAGTTCCACTCGAAGGTAAAGAAATTGCCTAATTGATATGTTGCCATTGCTTATTCGTTTTAACAAATATACATAAATTTTTAATTATCAAGATACGAAAAAAATATCCAAGGTATATGACAATATTTTTTGATAGGCTATTTGAGAACTACCTTCCTCAATTTGTACTCTAGAGAAGTTTTTTCGAATGTTTATTGCTTGCAAGTCGGCTGGTAAATTCAAGTATTGCAAAGTCATCTTTTGTTGAATAGCACTAGAAATATTCTCAGAAAGTTTCTTGCCTCCGTTTCCTTGTGGGAATTTGGTAATAATGCTTATTTGAACAGTTACATTTTGTCTTATAGAGCAATCATTATTTGTCGTCTCTGATTCGTTCTGATCTGTAATTAAAACGTAAGCGCGAGAAGTTTGATAATACGCCGGTACTATTCCAGTAGGTAATTCCGTATCGTGAACAGGTATAATTGTTCCGCTCAAAGTTAAAGGAGAAATCGCGTTTATTATTGCAATTCTTATGTCAGTAGATATATCTCTCATTTTAGAGCATCATTTATTTCTTTTACCATATCAGTCACTAAATTATCGGTATTTCTAAAAAATGCTGGCATAAGGTAAGGTTTACCAATAATTCGACCTTGACCATTTCTATAATATGTCCTAGCAAGAGTTCGAACCTCTTGAGAATATTGAGGATTGGATAAAATGTCTCTAGCACTCAAACCAGTACCAAACTCCATCCAAGCCTCCCATTGTTCTCCAGTAGTTGGAACGCTTAATCCAATTTGCCAAAATAATCCATCATTAAAAACCTTTTTATTAATTTTTTGTCTAATAAAACTTAAATTAATTGTTGCGTCTCCAATCTGATACGAATTTGGCGCATTTCTAGTGGCTTCTATTTCAATACTAGTAGCGGTTTCTGCTAAAACATCTTTAACAGCGTCAACAATCAACTGTCTTTTTTTATCTAAATCAGCAAGAGCCTTTTCCAATCCTTTAACTTTTACAGCCATTATATTCCAATCATTGTTATAACGTACTCTTTTCTTTGCCTCATTTCATCCAACTTTACTCCAATAATTTTGTGGTATTTTGATCCGTATAAAATTTGATAATAAATATCCGGAGTAAATGAAGTTCGATATTGAATTCTTACTTCGTATGTGTTTGGTAAAACCATCTGACCAGATTCTAAACCATCAGTTCCTTTAGTTTGCTTTACTGATGCAAACGTAATTAAGGATGTTAACGGAGTCAGAGTTGTACCTCCAGCCCCATCACTTACAGATTGAAAGTTCATAAAAGTAACTTTCTGGTCGTATTTGCCAAAGTTAATCATACGAATAGGTCGGCTCTATATTTTAACTCAGTTGTAATGCTATTCTTTTGAGCGTACTGCTCCTGGACTGTAATTAGGTTTTGACGATATGCAAAATCTGTTGCAATCCTTCTTAGCATCGCAATTTTAAGGTCTTGTGGCAAAGGATTATCCTCATTAAATCCAGCAGTATAAACGTAGTTTTCAATCTCTGTTTCGTCAGTTGTAACGTCTTCAACCCAAGGGCCAATAGGATAAATTCGCTCGTCTCTCTTGTTGTTAGAAATTGTTACATCCCTTTCAACGTAAAGCATACCGCTGGCTTTCTCTGACTCGATCCTAGCAGCTGGAATTAATTCATCTTCAATTAAACTATTCCAGTCTGTATAATCGATTTGCATCCAAGCCTTAGCCTCGGCCAAGGTAATTGGCTCAGTCGCTACCTGGTAATCGTACGCAATTTGTAAAGGTCTAACTACGCTCATTTTGTTTTATTTTTTTCTTTGTCCACTTTAACCCAAACTGCCATCCCTTTGTCAACCAAGTAAGTGTCGTAAGTCTTGCCTACAGATAACACCTCTCCTTTTTGAAATGGTAATAGGTCAATCAATAATTTTATCATAAAGATACTACTTATTTTAGTAAATGCTTTTTCTCATTCCAAGGCTCTACATCTGCCCAAATTCTGTAAGAATGGAAAACGTAAAGCGAGCGGATTAATCCAATCTTTAATCCTAATTCTTTTACTCTCATCGAAAACAAGGAATCGAATGCTAGGCTATTCTCAGTAAACTTAATTTTTTTCCAAGTCTTGTATTGAAACGCCATAAAAAACCCAGCAATGTATTCTTTGATTTCTTGAACCCCACCCCCATCGTAAGTCTTGGCTATCTCATAATGATTTTTTATGTTTAGGTCGTAACTAAACTCTTTATTATGCAATTGATGCTTTGATCTGAGTCTATTTGTATAGCATCCAACCAGCCCAAATTTGTCTCCATCTAAAGACAATGCGTCGTGTATTCTTTTGCCCCAGTCTGGAGTCAGATACATAATGTCTCCGTCTTGCATTACGACCCAATCGTCATCTTCAGCGTTTAGACTGCTTAAATACTGATTATAGGCTTTACCTATATTTTTGTCTAAGTCAAAAGGGTTTGAATAAAATATCTTTAAAGGTTGGCCCACGTTCGTTCGTCGTAATAGTTTAAATTCTTATTAAAACTTGGGTAATTAAACAAGCACTCGCTTTGCTTTGCAATTACCGCTGGGAATCTTTCGCTTAAATATCTGTCCATTGGCATAGGTTTAATTCTGGCTTTTACCTTGTCTGTATTAAACCAGTAAAATGATCCTGAGTAATGAAAGTCTTGCGGAACGTATGGAGGGCAAGCCAATAGTTTTCCGCAAACGCTAGAAAACAGTTTATCTGAAAGGTCAGGAATAGCCTTTAAATTGCCTTCGTATAAATGGGCAATCCATTTGTCTAGTCCACGCATTACAGGCCGTGAGACGCCCTTACAATGGCTATAAAAGGTAATCCCACCACTTACTCGATTGATTGAGTCGGTAAAGTGTACGGCTTCGCCGAATGTCCTATTATTTTCGACAAATTCTACTTTGCAATCCTTTGGCAAAAGTTCAAGTATAGGCTTGGCATTGTAACCTAAATCAATAGCGACCTTTACAATCTTTTGTCCATCAAACAAATGCCAGTATTTGTTTAAATACGCTAAATTAAGCCTGTGGTAATGCGTAATCTTTCCGCCGTAGTAAATAAAGTAAATTAGATTTTTTGGAACGTTAGCGCCCATTGTGTAGGTGTTTTTGGCTTCTCAATTAATTTATATCCTAATCCTTTAAACATCGTAATCCATTCCTTTTCTTGCTTTATGTTTATGTGTCCCCAATCAGCGTCAAAATCTGTCGTTTCTGGAGTTGAAGAAAACAGAATATAATTTGGATTAACTGCCTTTAAAGCCTTGGCAATCTCCTCGTCTGTCATATGCTCGGCCACTTCAATCCATAGCATAAAGTCGGCTTGCTTTGGCTTTTGCAATACCTTTAACTTTGGGTAATTCGCTTTGCAATAGTCTCGATGCGATTTAAAAACGTCTTGTGCCGTAATATCAAAACCAGTTTCTCGCATCACTTCGGAATAAACTCCAGTCCCACAACCAAAGTCTAAAAATGTTTTAGCGTTAAACTTTTTGCAGTAATCGGCAACCTCTTGAGCCAAGGCCACAAAATCTGGATTCTCAAAGGTTAAATTAAAATTCTCGATTTCTGCTTTTAGAAAATCGTCTTCAGTAATATTCATATTTAGTTGGTTAAATTTCGCCGCAAGGCTTACAATTCTTTTTAAAATACATTTCGCATTTTGTGCCATCTTGATTGCTTGGCTCCTTATCGAAATAAACTTGCATCTCGCTAGGCTTTGCCGTATACCGCTCGC